ACAAGGTCCAAAAGTGGATTACGTGTTTTGTTTACAAAGTGTGGTTTTAGCACTTCAGTAGGGATTAGAGCTGCGCTTCCTGAGTCAGTGGTTTTTAATCCTACGATGTCACGAGTTTGACCAGAGCGAATGTATTTTGCGATTGCGTCACGTTGTTCCAATTTTTGTCCTCCACGTTTTTCTTGACTTGGATAAGTCGGTGCTTTGCGATTCAATTCTTCAACTTGATTTTGCAAATCTTCAATTTCTTTTTCAAGTTGTTCTTTTTCTGCCAATTTATCATCCAATTCTTTTTGGATGTCTTCCAGGTTCTTTTCAACCGCTGAAACTTCTTCATCATTTCCAGCTTGTTCCAATTTCTTCGCTTCAAGTTCAGATCGTTTGTTCAATTCTTCAATCGATTCTTCGAGTTCAGCTACTTTGTTTGCTTTAAGATTAGCACGGGCACTTAAAATCTTTGATTTGTTCATAGATTAAATTTCTCCTTAATTTCTTTCTTGCGCTTGTCCAGCGCTTCACGATTTGCACGCTGTTGACTTTCAAAGTCTTTTTGGCGTGCGGCAATTTCCGTTTGCGGATAGGCTGGGAAAGTACATGGACTCACTTCAAAAATTTCTAATTCTAGGATAGTGTCCAGGTACGAACCATCTGCTTGTTCTTCCGTATTGATTTGGATTGGGATAAAACCAAAGCTACATCCAATCACATCACCACGCTGAACACGAGCATAGGCTCCAACAGCTTGTGGATCATCTTTATTGATAATGATGTCACCGTACAGACCGATGTCATCAACTCCCAAAATGACCGTTCCGTTACCAGTCCGACCAAGCACCAAACTATCATCATGGTTAAATAATGCCCTTATGTCAGCTCCTTTGATGGCTTTTTCAACACCCTCACGCTTAATCACTTCAAAATAACCAGGCCACAGTTCGGTTACTTCATCAAACTTGATAAAGTAACCACTCAAAATCAAATCACCAGTATCACTTTCTTCTCGTGTTTTGAATTGAGCGGTACGATAACTATTCCGTTTCTTCATTCTCTTCCTCACCCCCTTTCAGTTTCTTCTGATCCCCAAGTCTATCTTGTGGAATATAGTTTTCAAGAGCAAGGAGCTCATCCATGTCAGGATCAGGTGGCATCCCAAGCCAATCCCTCCACTCGTTTCGACGCATTGCCATGCTTTTAGTCATCTGTTCAGCAACTGAAGATAACTCTGTAATGTCATACGAATAAAGCGAGCGAGCATTCAGTTTGAAATACCGATTGTTTGAAACGAGTAAGTCTCTCGTTAAGGTCTGAGTGATTGTTGTAGCAATGCTCATGACCGTTGTATTGACAAAGTTGTTGTATTCTTCTTTGTCAAAACTACCAACCCCCAAAATAAAAGCTGGAACTCCCAAAAGTCCAGCAACTGTTTTCTTGTCAATTTCAACAGATTCATTGATAGCAATATCTTTCAAACTTAATGGCTTGACCTGTTCGACACTCAATAGAGCATCAGGAATAATCCACGGCTCACCTGCCTGACTTGTTGTTAAGTATTTCTTAGCGACCTTGTCTCGCCCCTCTTGCGTGCCCAATTCTGCATTCGAAGAATCAACCTTAACAATCAAGCTAGGAACGTTCTTGCCATTCATAAAGCCTTTTTTGATTTGAGTCGCAAGGTTTAAATTCCTAACAATATCCCTCAGAGCAAGTCTGTATCCAGTTCCTACAAATGGATTGTCTGGATCAGGATTGATTACAAAGTGCACAATTTCGTTTGGGCTGTAGTCAACACCACGATAATTCATAACATAGCCGAGCTCATCGCTTTTAAAAGAAACTTCGCTCATTGGGAATGGTCTTAGGTTCAAAATGTAATCATTCACATGATCATACTCAACATGAAGAACTGAATTTCCGTCACCAAATAACAACAGGTCACGCACAATCTTGAAAATCCAAGTCTTGCGAGTCATGTTTTCGCATGGATTTACATCAATCTTCCGAGCTAGTCCGTCTTTAACTCGTATGTCTCCCTTGTCGGTATTCTCCATCAAATGAATGGTCATATTTGATACCATGTCAGCAATCTTGTTGACCGCAGCAATCACATCAGGATTGCGAGCCAGTGGCACATAGCTATCACCGTCGATATAAAGACCAAAATCTGAATGAGTGATAACATTCGTTCCGCTTCGACTCTTACCACGTTTCAAAATTCTATCTAAAAGTCCCATATTTCCTCACCTCCTTTCTAGCGAAAAGTATTTTGGAAAAGTGAATCAAAGTGTTTGTTTCTTACGATATTCTGACTGACATCAACTATTTGTTTATCCCAGTTAACTGTTTCAGCCCTCAAATCTTTCGTATAACTTTGACGAACGATTACTTCTTCCCCGTTTAAAATTACTTTAACTCGCCCTTTATTAATTAGCACATTAATTTCATGTTCTGATAAAACTATTTCATTCATAATTCACCTAATCAAAGAAGCTCATCACATCGCTATTCTTACCAAGATTAGCAAGAGCCTGTATACAAGCAAAGACGCTGGCATCGAACAAGTCAATTCTTGCAGTGCCACCGTCACCGTCTAATTTTTCATATTGCACAGCGTCATCCACCTTTTCAATAGCTCTGACATTACTTACACAATACTCGTAAGCATCGGAGTGAAGATAATAAAATTCTTTATTTTTTACCTTGAACTCAATTCGTCTGAATCCCTCTGATTTCAGATAAAAAAGCTGAGGTTGGTCAATCATCTTGAACCGAGCTTGTTTCATTTTTGTCAGGAACTCACGACCAAACTTCCTATCCATTCCGACAGCAGCAATCTTGAACCCTTTCTCCCTCATCTTGATGAACCATTTGACGATATCATCATAGAGAACGGTTGGAGTGTTGCTCATCGTCAACCAACCATCAGACTGCCACCCAAAGAGTGGAATCCCGTCATCGTTAGCTTTTTTCTGAGCATTTACACGAGGAAAGAAAGCGTGTGTGATACAGATATCAACATCTTTCTCACCATCATGATAGACACCATAGAGAGCAGCAGCGGTTAAGTCATGCAATCTTGACAAGTCAGCACCACCGTACCATTGGATTGGTAAACGTGCCAGCTCCTCTAGGGTCCAATCGTATTGACTATCTGAAGCGATGAACTCATCAGGATTGAAGTAAGCATTCATAGAGTTTGTGAATACATTCAAAGTCTTGTTGAAAAACTCATTTCTTGTCTGTGGATCATTCATAGCCTGCTCAGCTTCTTCTCTCAGAGCCTTGAGCGATACCGTCACACCCCACGAAGGATTAGCTTTTTTAAGAACATTCTCGTCCAGGTAATCGCCCACGTCTCCATCAGTCGTCTGGTCAGCTTTGCAGATAAACATGAACAAGGAATCATCCTTGACCAATTGTTTAAGGACCTTTTGACAGTATTTCAAACGGTTAGCAAGGAAACCAGTAGGAATATCACCAGCCGTAGAGATAACAAAAAGCATACTGTTTCGGTATGCTGACATTGTTTTCTTCATAAGACCGTACTTCTTGCTGTTTCTCATCGTGTGAGCTTCGTCTAGGATAATTACATTACCGTTCAATGAGTCCAAACGGCTTTCATCGTTGGCCAGTGCCTGGATAAAGAAAGAACCCTCGATACCAAAATTAGCAGTGATAGAGTGTTCTTGGTTGTTGTCCTTGATACGGATGTTCTTGTCATTCCATCGCTCAACATTGAACTTCAAAAACCCAAAGGCTTCCATCGCTTGCTTGACTGAGTTGGCGACGATGTAGCATTTTGAACCGCTATCCGTGTCTAATATCTGATAAGCAAGTGCGATTGCAGCGGTAAACGAAGTCTTTCCATTCTTTCGAGCGAGCATGATAAGCGCTTCTTTGAACCTGCGCTCATTCATACCCTTATAGTAAAAACCAAACAGGTTCACAACTACGAAATGTTGCCACGGTTGCAAGAGTAATGGCTTGTTACGGATAGACACCGCAAACATATCATCGCCCTGCTGATGGACTATCGTGTTTTCGATGAAGTGAACAACGAAATCAACGATATCCTCATCCATTTCAAACTCAGGATTTTCAAGATCACGCAAGAAACGTTCAGCTGCAAGAATATTCTCCTCGCAATGTTCCTCTCTGTGAGAAATGACGTGCCGAGCATACTCTTTCACTTTATCAAGATTACCCATTTGCAGTCACTCGCTTCTTCTTGATTTCGTTTTTGAACTTCAGGACCTCAGTAAGAACTGACTCACCCTCTTGTTCTACTACCTCACCGAGAGACTTCGGATTCATCATCAGCTGATTAGAGTAGCTGAGAATGTCTTTCCTCAAAATTTCCATCGCTGTCAAGATTGGAACTTTACGCTCGTTCTCTGCACCAGCCTTATTGACGTAGGTGTCTGTTACTGGATAACCCATGTCAGCATAATCTTGAGCAAGTTTCTGATACTGGTATAACATACCTGCAAAGATGTCAATAATCATTTCGAACTCTTTACGATAAGTGCCCAAGTCTTTCATCTGCTTGACCACTTTTGACTTAATCGACTTTGCTGTAATTGGTTTAGCCAAAAACTACCTCCTTTCGTCAAAATCGCTTAGTTTTTACCCCCTTTTTGTTTGAAGGCCCCCGACTTGGAAAAAGTTCCCTTCACCGGTACCCTACTGGCCAAAATGATTTTTTAAAAAGAGGGGGGGACTAAAAATTTTCATTTTTCATTTTTGAAAAAATTTAAAAATTCTTTTTTTCTCTTTTTCTGCCAGTACAAGCCTTGGTTGATTACTCTATCGTTCACTCTATCATGAAATGTATTGTGTTTCTTATTCGTCAACGGCAAACAATTCCATTCAACGAATTCAAGTTCAGGATATTCAGATACAGGAAAGATATGGTGAACCATTTCTGCTTGAACAGAAATTCCGTAACGCAAACTTTCTTGACAAAGATAATCATGCTTACGCATTATCCTATCACGGAACTTCTCCCACTTATTAGACTTCAAGGATGGTCTGATAGGTTTGTTGTACATGGCAAACCTCCTTTCCAATACTAAAAGGGACAGGTCAGCGACCTATCCCCTCTCATACAAGAAATCCATGCTATCATAATAACCCTTTTTTTGTGAGACTTCAAGATGTCTTTTGTCTCATTTTTTTAAACATTAATGATCGTCTGGAAGGTTAAAACGTTTCGAGACGAATTCTGAAACTTGTGGATCTGTGTCTGTATTTACTTCTGATTCTGGAATTGTAGAAACTTTTGTTGCAGAATCTTCTAGTATTTCTTTTTCCCAATCTACAAGAATGTATCTACAATCTGGTCCAAACTTTTGTGGAACGACATTGTATCCAACTATCTTGAAGTTCACTTCAGGGTTATTTTTAATGTCTTTGTTCAGTTTGTTAACTGCTCCAGATTCAAACAATATATCGCGATATTCTTTTATCATGTTATACTCCTTTTTCTATGTTGTTTTACCTCTCACTTTCACATATCTTATATTTTGTTAAACTCACTCTAAATCTCAAACCTTTACTAATCATAGGTTTTAAAGCGTTTCATTTTTTCAGTTTATGCTTAACTCATTATGTGAAAGTAATATCTAAAAAAAATTAAATGACAAAGTTCCGTAGCGCATCATCAAGCTCTGCTTGCTCAATCCCTATGTATCTAAGAGTTATTGCTGGTGATGAGTGATTGAACATTTTCTGTAACGTCCCTACATCTTTTGTCTTGTTGTAATATTTATAGCCGAATGTCTTGCGCATTGTATGTGTGCCAACATTATCAATGCCAAGTTCTTCAGCTGCTTCATGTATGATTTGATAGGCTCGCTCACGAGTGATCGCTTTATTCTGACCTTGCCTACTCTTGAATAAGAAATGATGAAATGGTTTACCCTCAACATATTTCCTCATTTCTTTCTTAAGTTCTTTTGTCATCCGTCTTGTTATCTGCTTGCCAGTCTTCCGTTCTCTCAGTTTGATGTGCCAGCCTTGAACATCTTTAACTTTCAAGGTAAGTATATCTCCGACTCGCAAACCAGTATTCAGGCCTGTAATGAATAGCATATAATACATCTCATTCCACTCTTTGAGATAATCTTTCATTGCCTGAATATCATCATTATCTTTTATCGGTGATACAAATTCCATGTTCTACCTCCTTTCCCAAAACAAAAAGCCAGCATTTGCTGACTCTTGATGATGCTTCTGTTGGACAACTTTTTGACTAGAATTAAGGATGGCTCCTCAAGTGTGATATGTGTTTTTGTTTTCAGAAGTTCATGCTATCATGATAAACCTTTTTTTGTGAGACTTCAAGATGTCTTTTGTCTCAATCTTATTTACAACTCACCTTTCAGTATGGCGTACTGTTCTAAGATAATCCTCCTCCTTCTATAAATTGTGGCTTTGCTCATGAATTTCTGTTCTGCTATTTCTTCCCATCTCAGTTG